GGCCTGGCCAGCGCCAACCTTGACACGCAGCTCGCAGCCATCCCGACCACTGCAGCGCCAACGGCCGCAACGATTGCCTCCACAGTTTGGGGCGCGGCCACCCGCACGTTGACTACAACCATCCCCAGTGCTTCTGACGTAGCTACAGCGGTCTGGGCAGCAGGTAGTAGAACACTTACAACAACGATCGCTAGCGCTTCAGATATTGCTAGTGCTGTTTGGAATGCACTTACAACTAACTTTCATATAAATGGCAGTTTTGGTGCCAAAATTCTGATTGCATCCAATACGCAGCGTGAGGTTGCGGTAACAGGATCACATCATGTTGCCGCTGATATCCATGAGCTTCAGCCTACAGTAATCAATGCTAGTCATTTTGCCACTGGTGCATTAGATGGTGTACGTACTTCTATCGGAATGGCGTCTGCTAATCTCGATACACAATTGGCCAATCTTCCAACTGCATCAGAAAATGCAAGTGCTGTTCGCACAGAGCTATCTACTGAACTAAATCGACTTGATGTAAATGTTTCATCTAGACTTGCTGATGCTGATTATCAATTACCCCTTGATGCTAGTGGCACTAGATCTGCTCTTGGTATGGCAAGTGCTAATTTAGATAATCAACTAGATAACATTCCAACTGCTACAGAAAATGCAAGTGCTACACGCACAGAACTATCTACTGAATTAGGTCGAATTGATGCAGCAATTTCTACACGACTAGCAGGTAATAACTACACTGCACCACCTACTGCAAGTGATAATTCTGAAGCAGTATGGACCTATGGTAGCCGCACAATTACTGGTGGCAGTGTAGATACATTAGTCAATAGTCCTGATGTACCGACTGAAACAGAGATAGCACAAGCCGTAAGAACTGAGCTAAATCCTGAACTGGGTTATATTGATGTAAGCATTTCGTCTAGGCTTGCTGATTCTGACTACCAACTGCCGCTTGATGCTAGTAGTACTAGATCTGCTCTTGGCATGGCAAATGCTAACTTAGACGATCAGTTAAGCAATCTACCTACTGCATCAGAAAATGCTTCTACTACAAGAGCTGAACTATCTACAGAACTTAGTCGAATTGATACTGCAATTTCTACACGTTTAGCAGATAGCGATTATGTAACACCACCAACAAGTAGTGATAATGCAACAGCAACTTGGAATGCAACTACGCGTACAATTACCGGTGGAACGGTAGATACATTAACGAATAGCCCTGATGTTCCTTCACCTGAAGAAATTGCATCTCAGGTAAGAACAGAGATATCTGCAGAGCTTGGCAGGGTTAGCAATACTGCTACGACACAAGAAGTTGCAGATATCATTGAAGGTGCGCTATCTTCTAACGAAGGCTAAGCTTAAGAAGCACTAGGCCAACTTTTTACTGTATAACGCAATATTGCACCGTCTTCTCTTTGTAAGACTGAAGAATGTGAACCAAGGTAAAATGATGCAATTTCGCCATTGCCAAGCTCTACATTCTCTTCAAGCCATCTCTTATAAAATTCGCGAGTTCCATGCTTTACAGGACAAAGAACTTCACGAAAATCAATTTGTTGTTTGGTTCCAAGTCTTTCATCAGTAACGAAAGATTTTGCTTCAATATCTTGGATTAGCAAACCACTTATCACTTGACCAAATTGCTCAAGTGTTAAGTCAAATTCGCAAAGAACAATCCTTGCATCTTGATCATTAATTGAAATAGAAATACCTTCTCCTCCCTTAGAAGAAGAAAAGCGACTGATCCTAAACTCTGCGTTGAAATTCTTCATGACAAAAGAGAAAGGGCGGATATTGATCCGCCCGGTGTATTTGAATTGTATCAGTCGAGGGCTGCCAGTTGAGCCCTCAGGTCATCCAGGCTAGCAGTGAACAGGCCTTCCTTCTCCTTGGCCTCGATTGCCTCTTGGAGCTTGTGCTTCAGGCTCTGCTTGGCAGCACGTTCGCTGGCAGCCTTGGCCTCTTCTTGCTTGGTAGCAATGACATACTTGATGATTTCAAGCATGTTTTCGAGATCGCGCCTCCGAGGGTTGGAGGACGTTTCGACGAAGGACTCTTCGGCGAGGCTCTTGAGCTCAGAGTTGACAGCAATGGCAACAGCATTCAAGTTGAAGCCATTCTTGGAGACAAGGGGAAGATCCCACAGTTGCTCGACCACAAGATCACCACGCTCGGAAGCAAAGCGAAACTTTTTGCGAGAAGCAGTGATAAAGAGTTCAGACATGATCAAAAGGTGATTTTGTAGGGACGGCCATCAGCGATGGCATTGATAGAGGTGGGAATTGTCTCAGAGAAGCCTACTCCGGATAACTGGCTGTTCGTAGGTTCGCATTTCATCTTGGACTTAAGCACCTCGAACACTTTACGATGAGGTTGCAGGTCGTTGATCAAAAATTCGTTGTAGAACCCAGGGGTGGGAGCGTCCACCCGGCAATTATCGAACAGGAAGAACCAGTGCTTGTTGCCAATTCCACCGGCATTTTCCCAATGATTTGGAGAAAGCAAGATCGTTTGCACCTTCGTGGGAGTGTTGGTAGCAACTCCCCACTTTTCGATGACGACATCGCTGCTTCCTTTGACTTTAGGGCCAGTCTTGATCTCCACAAGCTTGCCGTTGCTAATAATAAGATCGAGGGCCTTAATGGATCCACTTACTCCAGAGGTGTACTGGAATTCGTGGGTGACACCATCCGACTCAACCTGAAGGCGGAAACCGACATCGATTGATTCGCGTTTACTGAACTGATTCACCTCGATCCGATAGGTGCCGTCCCTCAGATTTGTCCAGCTAAGATTTTCTACAGGCTCGCGGGAGTTGCGGCCACCAGCATTCATGTCAACATCAAGAATGCCTGACTTATTGCCGTAGAAAATGTGACGACCATTGGGACAGTACGCATGAATGTCAAGGTCATCGTAGTTAAACCATGCCAGTGACACACGAAGCCTGGCATTGTACACATTGCCACCCGCTTTTGCCACCCGCTGCTTGATAGAGTCCGTCACTTCGCCGTCATAAGACCAAGCAAAGTTATTGGCCCACTTAAAGAGATTCCTTACATTGTTGTGCAAGGGAGCAGTAATGGTAACAAAGTTACCAAGATGCTCAGGGCCGAGAATCAGATCAATGCTCTTATGTTGAGCCTTGATGAAGTTATCGATCGATACTTTAATCGGATTGGATGACACTTTCTTGGTCTTCTTGACAGAAGACGAGGAAAGCAGCGAGTCCACCAGCGAATCTTTCATCCTGGAGGCCACACTGTTATCAACGAAAAGAACGTCGTTGATACTCAGGTCTTCGAATGTTGCCAGGCGACGATCAATTGCTTCTTCAAGCTCAAGATCGCGAAGCTTGGTAACGGCATCTTCAATCATCCGAGGAGTGATCAGAGCAGTCGGGCGCCTGTAGTTGACAGGCGCAACTTTTGCTTCGAACTTCTTGACGGCAGTTTCAATGTCATCACCACCAGCAAGATCGGTAAACAAAGTCCCGATGACGCTATTGCGGAATGTTGATGCCGGAGCCGAAAGGTGCTCCCAGGAGAAGGTTTGCTGGCGGCCTTCTTTGATGTACTGCTTTTGCAGTTTCTTGAAATCTTGGATGGACTTCTCGAATTCGCGACCGCGATAGATCGCATTTTGCTTGATCAGATCAAGCACCGAATCCAGATCATCTTGACGAATTTCGTCAAGACCACGCCTGAAAACTGCAGCCTTTGATTCAGCGCGTGACTTTTCAGCACCAGGATCCTTGGTCACGCACTTAGCAGGAGCCTTTCCATGGAAGTGATTCCATGTAATCGACGGATCATGATTGTCAGTATTCTTTGCGTGCCCATAAGTATCGTATGCTGTACGAAATACAGACACAATAGCAGCAGAGCGAACGGCTTCGCTCAGCGTTTTTGCGACAACATCGTAAGGATGCGGAAGACCTTCGAGATCCCAGACTGTATTAATTTTACCAGCCTGAATGGTGACAACCTTTCCAAGGTTTCGTACAAAATGCTTACAGGTATTACAATCGTGCTCGGTTCGTTCCCGAAAGATTGGATTTGTACCTTCGGGAAAAGCATTGAGATAAGTCTCAAAAAGATCTGGTACATCGACAACAAAAAATTCGGTGGCGTTCTTCTGAATCTCCTTAAGCCGATAGGAAACGGCATCAGAAAAAACTTTGAAGTCAGACAAAGGGAACCTCCTCTGTGGTGGACTGGATCATCGTAGCATAGCGCAATGCCTTGTCAAGGCGATCGGCATCAGCTCTTTCCTTAAAAGTGTTCATGTCGATACTAAAGCTCGGAGGGCGCTCAGAAAGAACCTTGATCAAGAGCTCCTGAGTGTCATGGACCTCCTTCAGAAGCAAGAGGATAAATTCTTGCTGCGAAATTCCACTTTTCACAGCGGAACGAGCTATTGCGCTCGTCCAATAAAAATCTCCAACAACATCGGTTGTGACTTGCTGTGATGATTGTTTTCTTTTTGTGATTTGATCTTTGTTCATTTGATCATTGATTTGAGTTGCCGACTTTTCGTACATTGATGATCATTTCGATGGAACTAAAGCGCCATTTACATACTGGGCACTCATAGCGCCGCCTTCTGTTGGCGGTTATGTCAACTATTTGATTTTTATTGTAACGACTTTCAAGGCACGAAAGTCGCTCTTTGTTACAGTCCGGATTAATGCAATACATTGATAACTAGGAGAAATCACCAATGCAAAGATCCCATGTTCCATTGCCGTGACCAATGCAGTGCTCTCCATCGATTTGACGTCTCAGAAGACCGCTTGGCCCACGTTCAGATCTATTGATCTCATGAAATTGATATTCTGAATTGTAGTTGCGTACTTCAGAAACTTCTGGCAATGACCACCAGTCATAATCCCAACCATTTTTAATCCTTGCTGCATTACTGCGCATTGTTATAACCTGCAAGAATTGTAGTAATGAATAATTGGAGCCATATTCATCCATAATTCTAGATCTATCGCTACCAAGCTTGCTTTCGATCCATTTGATCATATCAGCAAGATCCAGAATGCCACATTCAGGCATGACGTGCAATGCAAATGTCCAGCCATAAGCAGACATGCCAAGATGAATACTTGATGAAAGATGGGTTGTTACCCAGTGAGCCCTTGTATGAAGATAGTAATTCATTGTCATTTCAGTAGTCCCATTTTTCCTGTGTTGGAATAACACCATTCCCATGAAGCCACGGAACAAATTTTTCATCCCAGCATTCACCGCACATATCTACAATATAACGCGAGCCAGTTACACTATCTGGAAATACAGCGCCAACCTCGCGTTGTATTTCTACGGTATCAATATCATAGTCCCAATCATTAATTTGTCTCCCACAGAAGTCACAAGTCGTTTTATCGCAGACTTCTACTTTTTTAGCAGGCTCGTGGCGCGTCTTGTAGTGTTTCATGATTGATTAGGTGGAAACAGTTGATTAATAGCATCGCGAATTAGCAGAGCATCTTCTTCGGGAAGCACCAATTTGCGTTGACCTTCGGGGAAGTTATCATCATAATATGTGATAACTAGCGCTTTGGTTTCATGATCCCATTGCCGATTTCGATCTCGATCTTCTACTGTATACCAGTAGTCTGGAACGGTTTCGCAATGTTTAATTGTTGTAACTGGCATGATCAGTTAGCCTCCGTTTTGACAACGAAACAACCATCCTTTGCGAAACCACGATAAGAGGCTCCCGTAAGAGGGCTAGTGCCAGAAGCGCAGAATGGAAGCAATTTTTCGATCAACTCAGCAAAGATTCGAAGATCAATGCCAAAGTGTTCGGCCATCAGGTCGTCCATAGCATCGATGTCTTCGTCGTAATCAGGCTCTTCCTGGTTGAAGAGCAAGGCTGCGACGCATGCGGCATCAAATTCGTCAATCATTGGATTCCAGGGTGAACGACAGTAGGTCATTGGCCGGAGCTAGTCTTAACCATAGCACGAGGAACAGAGACTGTCACCTGTGCAAGCAGGCAGGATTCGTTGCTTTGCCACGCATGGCCAACATTTCCATTAAAAATAAAAATATCTCCAGGGCGAAGACTTTCGATCTGGATGATCTCACGCTTGAATACTGACAACAAGGATGGTGTACTAAGATTTTCCGTAATAGACCTACTGATTTTATTAACTTCAACAACCCAATTCAAGATATAACCAATTCCCGCATCATCATGCCAAAGGACACTTCCATGAATTGGCAGCAAGCAGGGACCAGTATAGTAACGAGATGGTCTATACTTAAGACCATGTTTTGCCCCAAATTTTAGCAATTCCTTCATGTATGGGTTGCTTGTTGGCAGCCCCACCGGATCAACATCGCCAAAGTAGCGACGACTTGAACTACTAACAATTTTGGCTGTTTTCCTATCTTGTGATGGGATAATTGCTGGGTCAAGCCAGCCAAGTTTTTTGGGTTTCATTGTTGTTTGTGAAGGATCCAGATTGCATGCCATGTACCAATAAGCAGCATGGCGCCGATGATGCCGCTGCCAATGGCTACACGTATTTCATGCGCCACAATTGCCGACTTAATCGCTTCATGCAGCGTTTTCTCGTCAATACAGTCACATTGGCAGCGCTTTTCGCTCATTTCACGGCAAGGAACTCGTCGAGTGTTTGTTGCATAGTGTTAGCAACATGATCAAGACTCATCTCTGCATCTCTAGCAGCAGCGATCCTTACCATAGCAATGCCAGCATCGAGGCCAGCGGCAAAGGCGGCCATCAGGGCCACTTCAGCCCTTACCTCAGATTTTTTCTTGAAGAAATCAAACATGGCTTGCCAGTCAGGTTAACGACGGAATACTAGCACCGACACCGTGGTTGTGCAATGGTCAAGCCAACAGGGTATAAGGCTACCAGGAAGTCCATTGCGCAGCGCAGAAAGGAGCAAAGGGAAAGGGTCTGGAAGAAATCCGATGTTCCACCATTCTGGGAGGCAGAACTAGGAGACAAAGAGATGATGAAAGAAATGATGCGAAGAATTAGCGGATCTGATCCCTCAGGGCCTCCGAATTCAGCCAATCCTTGATGTCCTGAGTGACTTCATTCTCTTCGCTGATATGATCAGCCCAATCTTCCGCTCGTTCAGCGATTGTTCTTAATACGACGCTCCATGGATCGATCTGGTTTTCTACTGCCAATTCATATGCTCTTTTAATAGATTCTTTCAGCGGAATTTTCTCGATAAATTCCGTTTCTTTTTTATAAGAAAGAAGCGCACTGAGCGCATCACTAAAGACAGAGTTTAATTCCTTTGCATTAGCAGTTACCGAATTTGCAGCTATAAATCTTTCTACAATCTCAGCAAATCTAAAAGACCAAGTTTTGTAATTAACGATTGCCATTGAAGTAATAATCATTTGTCATCCCAGTCTACGTCTCTAGATACTGATTTAATATCAATTCCTGGAACAAATTCTTTTGCAGCCCAATAGACGCCTATTCGTGTACCGCGAAGTTGCAGAACTGTAACTTCTCCGTTTACCAATCCACGAATAGTGTAGTCGTGCATTGAATTTTTCATAAATCTTGAATTTGGGTTAGCCCTGAAAAATGCAGTCTAGCACAGGTGTCAAGATCAGCAAATGCTGATATTTTAAGAAGGTAGGTAGTCTTACTTATGTCGATTTCACTTCAAATGGTCAACCCAGAATACACCAAGGCTGCCCTTGACTGCATCGGTCTCGCAATGCTTTGCTTTGCCATCGCCACCGTGTTAAAATTTGCGCGTTAGCCGTGCAACCATGTCAAAAAACGTCTTCCTAGTCTCAGATACGCACTTCGGCCACAAGGCGATGTACGAGAGGCCCTTCCTGCGGGCTGATGGTACACCGCTGCGTCCTTGGCGTTCTGCCGATGAAGCCGATGAAGAAATGATCAGACGGTGGAACGCCGTAGTCAAGCCCACTGATAAGGTCTATCACCTTGGCGATGTAGCAATGCCTCGCGTTGGCCTCGACGTCCTCTATAGACTGAATGGCGACAAGGTTCTTATCGCTGGTAATCATGACTGGCCTTGGGAGAAGCACCTTGGCAAGCACTTTCGCTCAGTCAGGGCTTACTGGAAGCTTGATAACTTCACGCTGAGTCACGTTCCAATCCATCCTGATAGCCTGCGGAATTTTGATGGCAATATTCATGGTCACCTCCACTGGGGGCGCGTCATGGATCTTGGTCAGATCGATCCTCGGTACTTCTGCGTTTGTGTAGAACATACGAACTATACTCCTATTGCTTGGGAGGAGATCAAGCAGCGTTTTTCAGCACAGGTTGCACAATCTGGTTGGATCGCTGTATAATGTATGAGTGATGGCACCGCCCCCACAGCAGCCATCACAACCGGGTCCGACATCCTGGTCTTCCATCGGCTCCCTTCGGGGGCCTTTGGTATATGTGCTATACTGCCTATGACTTGCCCCGGTAGCTCAGAGTAAGCGATGAGCTTCTCTATGACAATTTGCACAAAGCAGTTGACACTTATCAAGCTCTAACATAATTTTACTCCACTTTCGAAGACGCAATTTTTGCCAGTCAGTCTCTTTCTCTGAGGGATTGACATGATGAAATTCTAAAGCTTCTTGGCATTTAGAATACCCACAGTTCTCACATTGCCCTCCCTTGTATTGAATTGCTTCACGTTTTCTTCTTTTCCACCTTTCAACGCAGTACGCATTAAACCTGCTTTTCTGCTCTGGTGTCATGTCTCTGTATGTTGCCATTTTCATCGACTAGATCTATGACATTCTAGCGACCTGATGCTAGAAGTTGGTAAACTGAAGTCATGGCCCCATAGTTAAGTGGATATAACCCGGTCCTTCTAAGACCGTTTCGTTCGTTCGAATCGAACTGGGGCTGTTGTTAACCAAAGAATCGGTCCCAGGTGCAAATCTGGGTCGGGGTGCTGGTATAATATTAGTGCGCTCCGGGTGGAATTCCCGGCGGTTCCAGTGGGACCGGCCCTTGCAGGTTCGATGCCTGCCCTTTCCATCGGGAAGGAAGACTGGCTACTGGAGGCGCATCCCGCTCTGTATGGATTGGAAATTTCTAATCGACGCATCGGGCTCGGAGTCTTCGAAGGTTGACGCAGTTCTCTGGAACAAAGTCCGAATCGAAGCCGTCACCGGTCTGCCCAGTCCAGCTCTCTGCAGTTGTTCCCCGGTGGCGTTAAATGGATGGAGCATGAGTCACTGCTTTGCACACTCATGCCATCAACACGGTTGGCCAACCGTCCCGGACCGGGCATGGCCCCTCAAGGAGAAGGTACCCTTACCCCGTATGATGGTTAAAATCGGGGTCTTAGCGGGATAGAGCAGCTCGGTAGCTCGTCAGGTTCATAACCTGAAGGCCGCTGGTTCAAATCCAGCTCCCGCCATTGCTTGGTATAATGTATGTGGGTTAACGCCGCCGTTGTCCCAGCGACCAGCAAACAAGCGCGGAACGTCTGGTAGCAATCCGGACGCAAAAAACAAAAGCCCCGCCTCACGGGTTACAGAGGCCCAACTCACTGGGTTTATAGGAGGGAAACGTTCATCGGCCTTACGGATGAACCCAGCGAGGATGGGACTCGCTATTTCAAGTCGATCATGATAGACTTGAGGCAAGTCCTGGGTTGGTCACCCAGGCAACCATTCTGCCTAATTAGCCATGAGTGAAGCAGTTACTGAATACCTTGTTATTACACGCCAGATTCTTGAATTAAGGAAACATAGTTACGCAGATATCGAAGAAGTATTACTTCAAAAGCTTGATAATCTGTGGAACTCTATGGATGAAGAAGAGCAAAGCAAAGCTGACTCTTCCATAGCAAAATTAACGTTTTAATGAAGAGGACACTAGCGTTATTCTTAGCTATGACCCTGCTTGGTGGGGTCATTTTTATTGAATGTACACAAATTCCACTGGCCGCCAATATGGGACTTGGTATTAGTGTTGCCGCAGCAATTTGCTTATTGTCAGCGATTGCAGTAGCGATCGATCCTAATCAGCACTTCTAGCTACTACTGCCTGGATCAACCCCTTAAACAATGGATGCGGCCTGCCTGGCCTAGACAGAAATTCTGGATGAAATTGGCATGCCATAAAGAATGGATGATCTTTGAGTTCGATGAGCTCTACAAGACGACCATCTGGTGAAGTTCCGCTAATGCTATAGCCAGATTCAATAAATTGCTGCCGATAAGCATTATTGAATTCATAACGATGGCGATGACGCTCATAGATCAGTTCATTGCCATAAATTTCATGAGCTTTGCTTTCTGGAGTAATGCGGCAAGGATAAATACCGAGCCTCATTGTTCCACCAAGATCTACTACATCTTGCTGCTCAGGCATAAGATGAATAACAGGATGAGATGCTGTTGGATCTAACTCAGCACTGGTTGCGTCTTGCAGATTAGCTTGATTTCGCGCCCATTCAATCACTGCGCATTGCATGCCAAGGCACAGCCCAAGGAATGGAATGTGCATTTCTCGTGCCCACTGAATGGCTGCTACTTTTCCATTAATTCCCCTATTCCCGAAGCCACCAGGCACAATTACCGCATCTACATCATGCAACATGGCATGGACTCCCCATTCTTCAATGATTTCTGCAGAAACCCATTTAATATCAAGAGAAACACCGCAATCAACACAAGCATGACCTAGGGCTTCTACTACAGAAAGATAGGCATCGCTAAGTTGCACATATTTTCCAACAAGTGCTACCTTCACAACAGGATTAGGGCTGCGCAGATTTGTTACCATATCAACCCATTGGGCCATGTCGCTATCGCGATCTGGCAGATTCAGCACCTCCAGTACTTGGCGGCAAAAACCTTCCCGCTCCATTGCAAGCGGTACAGCATAGATACTATCAGCATCAAGGGCTTCAATAACTGCATCTACAGAAACACCACAAAAACTACTGATCTTATTACGAAGACTATTGTTGATTTCTCGGTCGCTACGGCAGATCAGTACATCAGGTTGAATGCCGATTGAGCGCAACTCTTTGACAGAATGCTGAGTTGGCTTCGTCTTCAATTCACCAGACGTACCAATATAAGGCAGCAATGTAACATGCACGTATGCAACATCATTGCGTCCAATGCTGCCACGAAGCTCTCGAATTGCTTCTAGAAATGGAAGTGATTCGATGTCGCCGACAGTTCCACCGATTTCACCAATTACAACATCAGCATTAGATTCAAGTGCTACACGTAAGATTCGCTCACGAATTTCATTCGTAATATGAGGAATTACCTGAACGGTTGCACCACCATAGTCACCACGACGTTCTTTACTAATAACTGACTGATAAATTGAACCAGTAGTCACACTATTGAGACGTGACATTGGTGCATCAATAAATCGTTCATAATGACCAAGATCAAGATCAGTTTCTGCCCCATCTTCGGTGACAAATACTTCACCATGTTGATACGGACTCATCGTACCTGGATCGATATTCAAGTACGGATCTAATTTAAGAATCGAAACAGTGTAACCACGGCTTTTGAGCAACCGCCCAAGACTGGCAGCAACGATACCTTTGCCGATACCGGAAACAACACCACCAGTAACAAAGACGAACTTGCTCATTTTGTAATTAAAGGAATAGGAACGGGGAGGCTCGAACTCCCATGGCCAAAGGCCGACGCATTTTCTTACCACTACGGATTTCCCCGCCGATTGCTCGTTTGTGGTCTGGATCATCCCTTCACCATACCTTTCGGCTTAGGTGTCCCCCGTCTGATCTCTACACGTTCCTGCGTTCACAGGCTTCGCTCGGGATTGCCATACCGATTAATCGGTTTAGGTTTCCCCGAATTTGAGGGATTTCATCCAAAGGGTTTCCCCAATGGAGCTCAATTTCCTAAGTGCGTTGTGTCTACCTGTTCCACCACGTTCCCTGGTACCTGCACAGTATAGCATGCTCGCGACGCGATTCGAACGCGCACTGTAGGGATTCTAATTCCCTTGCCTCCTGCCGTTGGGCTACGCGAGCACTCTCAGCATACCGACTCAGTTTGAGTGCTTTACTGGAAGATATCGTCACTATACCGATCCAGGGTAACGATCCCTGCCAAAGGCCCTAATCTGGGGCAAATCGCTTATAAGGCGACTCTGAACACCTGTTCTGACCGGCCGATATGCATATTATACCAGCACCTCTTCGGTTCTCTTCTAGAGCTCTTAGGTATCAATCTGCCATTTAAGATAGCGCTCTCTAAATAATCTGTTATAAGTTAACGGAATCCTATAACAGATTGCCGCCAGTGCTAATGGCTATTGAATACCGTGGCGAGCGTTTTGCTGGCTATAATAAGCCAAAGCGAACACCTGACCATAAAACCAAATCTCATGCTGTCTTGGCTAAAGAGGGTGATAACATTCGCCTAATTCGATTTGGCCAGCAAGGCGTTACTGGCTCACCACCTCATAAAGGAGAAAGCCAGGCAGATAAGCAACGTAGGGCATCTTTTAAGGCCCGTCATGCCAAAAATATTGCCAAGGGCAAGATGTCGGCGGCATTTTGGTCCTCAGAATTTAAGTGGTGATGGCAAAAGCAGGTCGCCCTGGTCTTTGGAAAAACATCCAAGACAAGCGTGCTCGGATCGCCGCTGGCTCTAAAGAACGCATGCGTACACCAGGCAGCAAAGGTGCGCCATCCGCTGCAGATTTCCGTGCTGCCGCAAAACCAAAACGCAAAAGGAGTAAGTAAATGGCTGTAAAAAGATCTATAGTTGAGCGGCTTACGTCGCAAATCCAAGCACAAGGCAAATCTAAGAAAGATGCCCAGGCTATTGCTGTAGCAAGACTACGCAATACTGGTTCATTAAAAAAGAATGGTGCTGGCCTTACTGCTAAAGGCAAAGAAAAACAAGCACTTGGTGCTGCAGGCAGAGCAAAGCAAAGAGCCGCTGATAAACTTAATCGTAAACCAAGTGATTTTAAATATAATCCTAGAACCAATAGGGCAACCTTGAAGAAATGATCATGCCACTTAAGAAAGGTAGCAGTAAAAAGACTGTCTCAAAAAATATAAAAAAGCTAATAGACGAAGGAAGGCCTCGTCAACAAGCTTTGGCCATTGCTCTTTCGGAAGCCTCTAGGGCAAAGAAGCGTCCAAAAAGGAAGAAAAAGTGACACAATACGAACCTTTTGCAGAACTCTACGATAATCGTCCTGTTCTTGTCGTAAGAGAACAACTCCGACATTGCGCAACTGTTATCCAACTAGCAAGCGAAGCACGCGCAAAGGGATTTGAGGTGCAGTTCTCGCCTGGCGGCTTCGTGAATGATGTAATGATTCGAGAAGGACAGAATGAAGACATTCGTCCTAAAAATCATACAATTAGAAGCGCAAAGCGATTCGTTGATAATTACTGTGGTCTTTATTGACGACCTTCTTGCTGATGGATCCAATCCTTAAGTTGTCGTACATAAATACGCAAAGCATTAGCCATCTCTAAGTGAAATGACTCGCCTGTTTGTAGATATAAATCTACGTGCAGATCAATAGATTTTAACATAACATGAATTTTGGGATTCCATGGCTCTCGAACCGGAGAATCCCACGTCCTACGTTCGTTTGCCACGTCCTAGCAGCAATATCCGTAGATTGCCGATCTAAGAAATGGGCGCATCATTTCCCTTCCCAGAAAGTGTCCTGGTAAATAAATCAGTGAAACGCTCAAGTTCAAGAACACTTGAAGACGTCATATTTGACTTAATTTGACGAAATAAAGTATCGAGCTCAAGACGTTCTTCTTTTGTTAGCTCAATAGATTGACGGTTAGCTGTCATTACTTCTTAAGGTAGCATGAATTGCTTTGCTCGTCGACATACCATGTCAACGTGTCTCCAGGTTTCCATCCTAACTCATTAAGCAGCGTTTCGCTTAAATTTAGCATAATATCTTCGTCTTGCTTCGCAATCCACGCCTCATCATGACCTAATACACGTTGGCCCTTGATACCACCATCAATTTCGGCCTTAATAGTCTCTGGAGACTTAAGCAATGAATGAGGAATAGCATAACATGGTCTTCCCCTTACAAATTCTCTTACAAAAGTGCTTTTCATTACGTCGCCTCCTCGAACCCAGCCAATAATTTTTGCCAAGTTTTTATTTTTATCTCTTTCATACGCAACAAGAACATAAAGCTTTGTTGGATCATCGTTCAATTGAATCAAAAGATCATAATTATATTTGCTACGAGTTTTAACTTCAAGACGGCCTGGAAGATCATCGGATCCAGCAATTGCTTCCTGGGCTTCAAACAAATATTTTTCAAGACCAAGAAACGAAGCTATAACAACTTCACCTATACAGCCAAGCCTATGCAACTGCAGTGCTGTATCCCCCTTGGCTGGAGCCCTGTTCCTGCCTTTAATACCGCGCATTTCATTAGATGTCTGTCTGCGTATTGCTTCATTTTCAGCCAGGATGAGCTGGTCGTCTGTTAGGATGAAATCAATAGACATGAAAAAGCCGCTAGACCCGTTACAGTCTAGCGGCCAATACCTACTTGGTGATTAACGGATTACTTCGAGCCTGACGGGCGCAGTGCCCGTAGAGATCATCCCAATCCGCGCCGCAGCACCTTGAGAGATGTCGATTGCACGACCACCAACTAACATGAAGCCATGTTGTCGATTGCCTTCCTGCATAAACTGGCCTCAACAAAATTTGGCTCAAGATACTCCAAGATAAAACGATAGACACCAATCTCATTCATTTTGTCAACATAGTATTGAATTGTTTCAACAATTTTACAGGATTTGCTCTTTCTAACCTCTGTCCATCCGGCCCACTTTTTTTCTTCAAGTTCTGCCGGACAGATATGTTCCAAAGCCTGATCCTTTAGAGAAGCCTGTTCAATAAGAAACGCCTCAAACCTATTGTCTCTGCGCCAAGAACAGATAAAGTTACCGTACTCTTCATCCTTGCCACGCTCTAGAGTCCTAACCGAAATACCTATCTTGAAAAATCCTTCAAAACGTTTCAACGAGAATGCGTAAACATCACAAGGCTGCCTCTTATTCCATCTTTCTGGAGTAAGAAGCATAAAATATATCGATCCGCGACTAAGTTTTGAACAGCAAGGAGGAAGTCTTCCTTCCAAGGCCCTTCTTGGTTCCATCAGGAATTCTTTATCATGAATCAAGCATTTATGCAATATCGCTTTCCTTCTGGTCTGATATTCTTCTATTCTTTCAATATAACCTACATTTTTGAGTCTTGAATCATACATTGCTCTGGCCTCTTTATTTGCTTCACCTGAACCACAACATGCAATACCATGACCAGCTAAGAGGTCAACAGGATTTGATAAATGCCTTTCTCCATGAATTAAGCATTCGTGGAGTATTTTAGTGTTGTTATTTATATACGGCTCAAGCCTTTTCACTTTCCCGATAATCTCAAGCCGTCTATCGTACTCGTCTTCTTTTAAGCGAGCTGGCATAAATCTAATAAAAGGCCCTCATAGTGTACCGAGGGCCAGGCAGTATTTTAACTATTGGGCCGCGATCAGTTACAACCAGGGTTTACGGTCAGCGCAAAACCTGAAGACTTACCGGAGCAGTACCAGAAGAAATCATTCCGATCTTTGCCGCAGCTCCCTGAGAAAGATCGATAATGCGACCAGGTACGGCAGGACCGCGATCGGTGACGCGAACCACGACGCTACGGTTGTTATTCAGATTGGTAACACGAACCATCGTCCCAAAAGGAAGATAGCGGTGCGCGGCAGTCAAGCCATAGGCATCAAAGATCTCGCCATTGGCGGTCCGACGACCATGGAAGCCATCGGGAACGCCATACCAACTAGCTGTTGATGCAAGTTCGGCACCAGTGGAACGAACTTGATTAAGGCTAGAGGGATTCCAGCTTGCCATGCCAGGCTTGTCACCGAAAACCACTCCAGGCATTCTGATGTCAGAAGATGGAGTAGCAAGAACGGGAGAAGCTAAACAGGCGGATGCTGTAATGGCAAGAAGTTGTTTAGTAAAAAGCATTAAATTAATAGAACTCAACGACACTGCATCGGTAGTGCCACCCGCCAGGTAAATCTGGTGATCCCATGAATGGGATCAATGTGTGCATGTTAGCACAGACTTAGGGTACCGGGGCGGTCTCAGAAGGCTTTTCGACCAGTTGCAGACCAGAAATGTCCTTGCTTGGCCATAATTGACGAGCTACTGCCCAGGCATGAGCAGCATAGTTGCCTGGGACTTTTTCGATCGTACCATCCGAGAACGACACTCGATAGTAATTAACACTAGAACGGATTGTCATGAAAGTCCGCAAAATAAGACTCAGACTCAGAAAGAACGAACCGAAGGATAAGACCGTTATCCGCTGGGTCAATATCTTCTATTTTTTCAGCATAAAAGCCACCTGTTGCGGCTATACGATACTGGGAACGGCTTTTGACGACACTAACAAGAAGATTCCGTGCTGTTTCTCTCATTCGATCGATACTTGGCACATCAAAATCTTCACCTCCCAGTCCAATCCATTTCCAGTCAAGAACTTTCATTGCTCGATGAACTTTCTCAAACTCAAAATGATTGAGCACTGGCTCAATCAGGTCGTCAAGAGTTTTTGGAGAAGGCCATGGATCGATGTCCTCAGCAAGCGGCCACTGCTTGAAGCCGCCATAGTCTCGCGGCTCGGTACAAGGCACATCGTCAGCTCTGCAGCATTCACATTTTCCCAATGAATAGGTTGTTCCGGGACTCGGTGGGTTGATGCAGAACCTAGTGCCACATGCGTGGCATATCCAGTCAGGTTTTCTACGTGATGTCATTGATCAAAGAACCGAAGAGAAACCAGAAAAGATGAGCTCTGTACTATTTGGCTTAATGTAGACAGACGTAACAAGATCTTTGCCAATAGCAACCTTGTTGTCACCTTTTCCAATATAAGTAGTATAATACTCTTGGTCGCGGAAGAGGCGAACACCTTCAGGAATTACACCAAGAGAACCAAGGCGATCAAGCAGGCCATTAAGACGCTCTGCTGTTGTTGACGTTGGTTGTCCGTAGGAATCAAAGAAGGATGTAAAGGAAATCTTGATAGAAACGGCAGAATCTTTGAGCTTTGCAAGCCTGAAGATTTCTTCTTCAAACAGGCAAATCGTAATGGTACTAAGACTGCCATCATTAAGAACCCTTACGGTGGTGTTCTTTTGCTCCGATTGGTAGCTATCGACTTGCCTTGAAAGCATGAATTCCTCAAGGCATTTGCACGCGAATGTGGTAAGCGGTCGATTCGAGCGACCTTTAGCGATGGACTTTACTTGCAGAACGGTCATGGGGTTTCCCTCAAACAACAGAAGTATCCTACACCATCAAACAAGTTCTGTCAACAACACGGAGAGATGAGCCTGCCCTTGGAAAAGCAAATAATTTTCCTTTCGAATTTTCTGTTGATCACCTCTATTGGGCCAGTAACGCGCCATGTGATGACACGCCCATGCTCTCCAAGCATCGTTGGCAAAACAATCCTGTAAAGAGTATCATCTTTTGCCAGCCAATAAAAAGCAAGACATCCGTCAAGATCAACCGTTTGCAAAGATCCAATAAATTCTTCGCCAAGACTGGCGGAAAGATTCACAATAGTGCAAAATATCGCCATCAACGTTTTCTCCTGGATTTTGACTTCGGTGGTGATTTGCTGGCTTTTTTATCCTGTAAAGCCTGCAGTTCAGCCAGTCTACGCTGTCTCAGCTTCTCCCTGCTCGCTTCTGCAGCTTCTTCGTAGCCAGGTGGTATCAGGTCTGGACGTTTTGCGAAAATATCCCTCCAGTCAAGCCCGGTTACTGGTCGCCAGGAGTTTCTGGGTACGGCTTGTCCATTGGCTTTTTCGTTACCCACCAGTACTTTTCCTGCCTTGACAGCCTGTGAGGGTACAGCGTTATCACTTGAATCCATCGACAACCCCATTGGTCAAGACATTCTACAGCATAACTTGGGCACCGGCTCGCTGCCATATCTGGCACAAGTCGAATGCCAACCCGATTCCACGAAGGCTGCTTACCGCGCCACGCAAGCGAGCAACTGGGCCATGGAAGATCCTCCCTGTCATAGAGTCTGCAGACAGGGCCAAGAACCTTGTAGGCGAAGCCGCCACCTGGAGAGCGGAACCACTCTCCCGCCTTTGCTGGATGGTTGACTTCCTCCCCGCCGTGAACGGCGGAGATTCCTTCTACGCTGCGCATGGGGATGCCTCAGCGATCGGGTGGGTTGGCGCTTCACAGCCTGCTGCCACCGAAGCGGTGGACTGATGCGTGGCTCCACGCCCGTTTCGACTCTCCGCCAGTCCGGCGGCGAGAATGTTCAAAGCAGCGTTGATGTCACGGTCGTGGACCGTTCCGCAGCTCGGGCACTGCCACTCCCGAACCGACAGATCCTTCTTGCCGTCGTGATGTCCGCAGGTTGAGCACACCTGGCTGGTGGGGAGCCATCGGTTGATGACCACCACTTCACGCCCGTACTGCTCAGCCTTGGACTCCAGCAGGATCCGTAGCTGACGCCAGCCTGCATCGGCAATCGAGCGGGCCAGCTTCCTGTTCTTCAGCATCCCCGACACATTCAGGTCTTCCAGCACCACCGTTTGGTTCTCACGGATGATGCGAGTCGAAAGCTGATGCAGATAGTCGAGGCGCCGATCGCCAACCTTGGCGTGCAGCTTGGCTACCTTGCGCCTGGCGATGGCCAAGCGATTGGAGCCCCGTTGCTTGTGCTTCAGGTTGCGCTGTAGCCGCCGCAGTCGCTTAAGCGCAGAGCGCAGGAACCTTGGCGGGGCCAGCTTTTCACCGTCGGAAGTGACGGCGAGGGATGCCAAGCCCAGATCGATACCAACCGCCTTGCCATTCGCTGGTAGGGGAGTCGGCTCAACCTCCACAACGAAGCTGGCGAAGAATCGCCCGCTTGCATCGCGGATGACGGTGACACTGCTTGGGTCCGAAGGCAGATCCCGGCTCCACTCAATCGGCACCGGGCCGATTTTGCTGAGCGTCAGTGTCCTTTCCCCTGTGCGGAACACATGGGACATGAAGCGAACGGACTGCGCACCCCGGCGCTTCTTGAAGCGTGGTGGTTTGACCTTCGCGCCCTTGCGCTTGCCTTTCAGGCTGGCCCACCAGTTGCGGTACGCCTGATCGAGGTCGCGCACGGACTGCTGCAGCACCACATTACTGGGCTCCGCCAGCCACTGCCGCTCTGGCGTCTGTTTGGCCTGCGTGATGCAGAGCTTGGCCAGGACGGGGTAGCTGGTCTTTTGCCCAGCGGCATACAGCTCACGGCTCTTGGCCAGGGCGTCGTTCCACACCACACGGGCGCAGCCGAACGCACGAGCCAGCGCCACCTGCTGATGCGGGTGGGGGTAGAGCCGGTAGCGGTAGCGTTGCTTCATCCTTTCAGGGAGTATGTGGAGTCTCAGGAAAAGCCGTCCTGAAGGACGGGGTTTGTATCCCAGAACAGCCAGTGATCAATTGCCAGAGATATTTCTCAGATCAATGATCTTACCATTGACCTGGGCTGTGCAGTTGTAGATGTACTGCTCGAATTCCCGGAGCGTCTCAATCAAAGACTCAACAGACTCAAAACGCATTTCAATGACGTCTTGGTTCGTGCCAGGACAAAAATCTTTGCCGTAGCCAGACTTGAACTCAATTCTGGCGGTTACCATATCAGGCTTTGGCGACGGGAGCCGCTTCTGGTACTGCCGGTTGCTGGGGTTGCGGCTCTGGGTTTTGCTCATCGTCAATGCGCTGCAGTTCAGCGTCAATTTTCATGTCCGGATCCAGAATACCACCCCTTTGCAACTCATCGAGCACTGTTTTCCTACTAAGGAGGCCAGTTTTGTATAGGTTAACCATTTGAGCAATGCCACTCGGATCAATCGGACGATTAATCAACGAATCATTAATAGCAATACCAGACTCGGGTTTCAGAGTACCAAGTTCACCAGCATAAGCAGCCCAAAGTCTCATCACACCAGAGAAGCTGGAAACCTTGTTCCTGATTAGGGAGCTTACTTGACTGGAAATCTGCGAGGCTCGCAGAGATGCTTCCGTTGCAGTCTTAATATTTGCTCCATAAAGGAAATTAAGACCAGATCTATCCATCAAGGCTTCGACGTGATTGATCTCAGCCTGGTGACGTTCCAGGCTTCTGCCAGTTGGCTCAGCAAATCCAAAATCACCATTGTCCTGAAGATCAACAGCGGTATTGGGGCCGATAACAAGCGGTGCTGGCCTGCCATTCGCTCCAATTGGCGCTCCTTTCCTTACGGGGACTGGCATTGCGCATTTATGCAACAATTCCTGAAGATCACTCCGCATTTGATAATGCTGAATACTTAATTCAGCTAATCCATTCATTGGAAGATCACCCTGAGCAAATCTAGAACTTGAAGCTCCGTACCATTTAATTGGAACGACAGGAAGAGTTGTTGGAATAATTCCTTCACTAATTTGAATCCAGCGATTATCGCGTCTTTCTAATCTAAATGTTTCAACAGAACCAGGCTTCATCACAAGATAAACCGGCTCAATAATTGCACCATAACCATTTGGTGACATCATTGATCTAATTTGTCTAACAGTTACGTGGCGAACAAATTCTCTGCCACGAATGTATTCGACAGACCAATTAATAACATCACGTCTTTCTATTTGAATTTGATATGGTGTTCTATTATTACGCATTTCATCAATATAATTTGTCTCGCCATCAGAAGGAGGCATATCGACCATGATATACACACCACCATCTCTAATTGCTAGCTCGTCACAACTATTCCAAAAACTTTGGACACTAGATCCTTGCGTGTCAATATTTTGTTCTGCCGACAGCATCGTCGATGGAACATCTATTAACTGAAATCTACTTAAAAGACCAGCGTATGCTCTAATTGAATCTCGAAAGATAGGCGTGTAAGTAGATCTATGTAATCTTTCTTCATAGGCAGACTTAGGTTCGCCTACTTCCTTGTGAAGATACTTACTTTTCTCGGATCCTCTTCCACCGGTATCAAGAAGATTCCAGCAATCTAAAGCCAGTTCAAGCCCAGGCAATAAGGCGATAAGCTCTGGACGATGATAACTGACCAACGACTCATCGTTGATTGGATGCGTAACTTCCATGCCTCTATATGGCCGCTGCGCATCGGCCTAGATTAGGTTTCCAGTAATCATGGCTGCATATCATACCAACCTATATTCAAACGAAACCAAAAGTCTTCACCATAAAAACGTCCGCCAAGGGAAAGCCTTAGCGGATCGCTTGTTATGTAACGAAGCCAATACCAAGACGGACTTCTACGATAGAATTCAATAAGTATGATCACCCCTTGGAAGGTTCGGCTTTCATGTCTAAATGATACCGACCGGTAACATCGTATGACTTGCGAGGTCTTTCACTTAAGGTGGAAAACCGAAGTTGACCGATCCGAAGACCTGCGTAAAGCTTTAAATTATTAAACCTATTGCTATTGTGCAATTCTAAGGTAATCTTTCCACTGAAGCCAGGATCGATATATGCGCTAAGCACATGATCAAATCCCTCGCGACCACGGCTACTTTTAAGGCAGAACACGGCCTCAAGATGACTTGGTATATTAACTAATTCGTTAGTACAGCCAAGGATAAGCTCTCCCGGCACAAGTTGATATGGCTTTTCAAGAATATCGATTTCTTGCCATGCTCGAAGACCATTAACAGGCGGACGCTCGATCAAGATCTTGTCGCCAAGCAAGACATCGTAAGATGCAGGATTTAATTGAAGTTCATTGTAAGGAGATACAAGTTGATGCTCTTTGCACAATTCTTCAATTTGCCAATCAACGAGCGAGCTCATGTACTGCCTCCTGGTACTGTTTTGAATCGAGGTAAAAAGCTTGGCCGGTTTCCTCTCGACGACATTTTACCAACCTGTTCCACGCATCTTGTGCTTCATTGGACCAGTAAGTCGCTGCATTCCAATCAGACTTTTTCAGTGCCTGGAAGCTTGCAAAACAAACTTGAAAAGCATGTACTGCAGCTTGCGTTTTTGCACTGTAATGGCTGTGTCTTTCTAGCGTGTATCCCCACTTTTCTAGCGTTTTTGGATCGATCATAAAAAACGGGGCTCAAGGCCCCGTCAGTCTAACCCAGCAACCACCTTCAGGTCAAGCCCCTGGCTTCGTCTTGCTCAGCCTTAGCGAGACACGCTGCGTTCGTACATGCCGTATCTTGGGGTTCAAGGATATGATCAGGCCGGTCGTAGGGCTCAAGCAGATCAAGGATCGATGTATCAGCAGGAAGAACTGACCGATAGGCTTTGATCTGTGCCATGAGCCGATCGTAAGCATTCTTATCGATTGGCTCAAATGGCAAACGAGGGAATGTTGCATTTGCATCAAAACGTGCAAGAAGTGCAACAGAAATATAACCACCATCGCTCTTAATGTCATTAAAGACAAGACGCGCAAGGGTTTCAATTTCATGCTCCCTGTATTCAAGGGTTGCACTCGTCGTATGCGTAGTATAATGACGCTGTACTTGCATGTAAAGACCCCATTGCGCTTCGATGGGCAATTGGTTTAAATCATACTGATCAGCTCCTGGCAGATTTGCCCATGATACTTCTGTAGGAATTTCTACCAGTACTTCATGCACGCGTTCGTCATTAATATCATTGAGAAGATTACCGTCTTCGTCGCGAGCAGATTGTGCTGGGATTACATTGTAACCATAGTCACGAAGTGCCGCTACAAGCGGATCATGTTTTCCAAAGGTAATACGTCGGATAAAGCGTTGTGCTTTTGGCGGATGCCAACCAGATGATGCTCCAGTCAGCAATGACTTTGAACCAGCGGGCTGTACTGCCGTATAACGATTTGGAATGCGAATGTTTTGCTCGGTACAGTAATCAATGACTGCTTGCTTAGCAGCATCACGCCACGCTTCAAGGTACAACTGTTCCTTTTTAGTAAATTCCTTGTAAGCCTTGCCGGTAGGCCGTCCTTTCATCATCCAGGATAACCAGTTCACGCCAAGAGTATGAACAAAGAAGTCAAACAAGCCAGTAAAACTTACTGCAACGATTGGATCATTTTCGCGACTGTATTGAAGACGATCATTAACAAAACGATGCTGAAGAAGTGATGCTACCTGAAGTCCACCAGCATAGAATGCGCGTTTTTGCTCCTCAATGCCATTAAAAGATAATGTGTTAAGATGCACCTCAGAAAGATTGCACTGCCCAGTCAGCGTGCCCTTGAAAACACCTTTGTGACGTTTGTCTTCAGTGAAACAATATGTTTCATGGCGACCGGCAAGTGGGTAGACAGCGTTAATACACTGATTCTTGCCCTTGTGGGTTGGCTTGCATCCTTTCGATGTATCAAGCCTCTTGCAGGGAATGGTCCGACAGTCAGTTACCTGCAAATAGAAGATGTCGTCTGACCTAACTCCCATAATGGTAACTTCGCCAGCTCTTGCCATTAAATTAACCGAAGAACCAATGCCGCATTTCAGCAGAAGCAAGTAAATTGCCTCTGCGCGTTTCCGGTTAGAGACATAAATTCTGATACCATTGTGATCCGTATTGCTTCCATCGGTATCAGCCAGTCCAGCAATGAATTGGAGAATTGATTCCCTGTCCCACTTTCCAATTTCCAGCAACGCCTTATGATCATATTTCGCTGCTTTGATCATTGTCGGCGAAATTCCGTCAAAACCCTTACAATCAAAGCGCTCAACATTATAACCCTTTTGATAGATAGGCCCAACCTTGTTAGAACACTTAACAGGAAGTTCCGATTTTTTACCGTACAATTTAAGATATACATATCCATCGGGATGAACAGTTCCATCACCGACCAATACTCCGATCGTATAGGCAAGCGGATTGCTGATACCGGGATGATCAGAGATAACAAAGGGCTCTGTATGGAACTTGTACCTTGAAGAAGCGACAAGATCCATAAGGTCTTCTGTCGTTTTCTCTACATAGTCCTTCATAAAGCGATGCTTAACCCAAAACTTGTGAGCGCTAGTTACATCGAGGAATGTTCCATCGCTAAACTCTACCCTATAAAGCTTGTCTGCTTCACCAGTCTTAAATGGAGTGACTTGACTGAACTCCTCACCGTTCCAAATTTTGACCTCTTTGCCAACAATGTCTCTGATTTCATGAATTCCATCAGACGTAATAATCGGAGTATCCCCAGCCACGCATAAGTTATCCTTAAGAAGAATTTCAGCGCACGGATTAAGGCCATAGCGATGCATCCGATGGTAGATAATCTTATCATCGAATGGCTCACCTTTTTCTTCGGCAAGTTGTGCAAGATAATTTGTCGCCAATTCCTTGCCATCATTGCAGTAGATATTCAAGAACAAAGACTTTTTGTCTTTTGTATCGAGAAGATCTGCATTAGCCCTGGCAATGGCTTCTGGAACATATTGGATAGCCCCTTCACCACTATAATACTGCTTGGTTACAGCATCCAGGATCTCCTCGTACGTCGGCTTGTGATGCCACGTACGGGTATGATTTGCCATACGCAATGCTTCGCGCTCTGGATCGACGCTCCAGTTGCCATTTTCATCTTGGCAATACAGGTTGAGCTTGGCACTGGCAGCTTCTTCGTCGTGCTCACTGAACTGACGCATTCCTGCGCTGCGACGAATATTTCCAGCAACAACGGCACTTGCTGCTTCATCAATCAGCAAGCAACACTCCAGTGCAGTCAACTTGCGACCATGCGCCTTGCTGAGTACTGCCGCAACCCGCTCCAGTGTCGTGAGCAGCCTGATCGGATTGGCAACACCACCAAAGCCTTTCAAAGGCTCACCAGCCTGCCTTACCTGACTCAGGTCGAGCAGAACATCAATGTTACCATCCAGCGCCTCGTAGTGTTCAGCAAGCTCCTCACGCAAGCCCATGGAAAGCTCGATAAGACCTTGGTAAGCGTCTACCCAGCCACGACGTGAGTCGCCAACAGTAATAACAAACAGGCCTGTTTCATCATCGTAGTAGATCTCCGTACTCTCCTGTCCACCTTCCTTACCCTCGTTATCGACGTGGCCAGCGACTGAAATATTATTGACGACGACAGGAAGCTTATCTACTACATCCTGTTCAAGAACGGCACCAGTTCCAGTGCCGCACATGGCAAGCTCCATGAGCAGGCCAAACATGGAGACTTCATCAATAAAGCCAGACTGGCAGTTGTAGTAGCCGGGGAAGTTTTCCGGTTGCTTAGACCAATTAGTGCCAGCAACCCACAGCGCACGACCACTGGGAAATGCATGCTGCTTGAGGCCCATTTCAAGACAAAGCTCACGTTGAGCATCCGTCAATTGACCAACATCAGCAAGATCATTAACTGTTCTAGTGATGGCTTCAGCAAATGATTCACGAGTGCCATCTTGCTTACGGCGAGAATAGCTTCGATAGAAAACTGCAGGAGCGGATGGCGCAGAATCGCGAAATTCGGACATTTTAGAAAAAGAGACAGCAAAGTTAGTCTGCCTTAAGGCAAACAAAATTAGTCGAACAGTTCGATATCCTCGACGTAATGAGTATACTGGCTAAGACCAGGAATCAACGCATTACATGAAGAAAGTTCTTGTCTACAAGAACAATCAATAATTGTTGCTAGTGTTGAGAGCTGGTGTTGATCAGCAACTTTTATCAATTGTTTCTTTACATTGCTCCACTCTTCAACATGAAGCTTATGAAGATTAAAAAGAAACAATGACGCTTCGTCGTACCTGAAATTGTTGATCATGTCCAGCACAAGCTGGACACTGCGATCAACTGTTGATTCAAATGAAGAATCAATCGTCATTAGCGGCCTTGTCCGCGATAACGCTTTTTGCCAACTTTAGGCTTAGAGCGAAGACCGTTTCCTTGCCGACTTTTCTTTCCAATCCGCTCGATTCGGATAGTTGCGCCGCTCAGGGTTTTCTTGTTAGAGGATTTCATTGCTGTGTCAAGTAGGATTAGGATTTGGTGTTGCTGACGGGACCGCTAAGCGCTTGCTTCAGCATCCATTGCGTTGCAGCGCGTTGAGTGTACCATCCATCGAGGAGCACGCGAGCAATCTTCCGAAGTTCTTCAACACTTGTTGAATCTTCGATTGCTCTGCCGAAACGTTCCTTCTCGAACTCTTGGTTCAAGGACAGTTTTAGCGGATTTGTTTCAGACATAAAATTCGGTTGGGCCTACGTAGCGTAGCATAGGATCCCAACTGTCGTCAAGCACAACCTTCAGAGCTCGCCTTCAAATGAAAGGGCGCAAAGCTGGTCGTATCCGCCAATGAGCTCCTGGCCATCTGGTCCTACCTTGTAGATCGCCGGTACGGTTGCCCACTCCTCACACCTTTCTATGGTCGTCTGATAGGACGCACTATAGTGCTCCAGGAGCGCCTTTGCTCGAAGGCACCATGGGCAGTCTTCACTAACGTGAAGAAGATAATAGTTAGGACTTTGCTCAGACATCAGCTTCAATGGTGCTCGACAGCACATGCTCTGCATGTTCGATTATACCATCCTGATTGAGCACCTTAATGGTTGGAACAACAATAGACCTAAGCGTACGAGTGTAGTGCGGTTCGCAAACGGCGAGAATTGACATGACCATATCTGGTGTTACGTCAGCAGCAAACCGTTCGAGCTCTTCGAGTCTTTTCCAAAGCCAAATATGAGATGGCCCATTAAGCCTATCCATTAATGGCTTAAGCTTTTGACGAGTTTCTGGAATATGAATATAGGATCGCAGTACTCGCCTTTCTACTTGTGTTCTCACCCAGGAAGGAACTGGCCTTGACCAACTTCCCGCATGAAAAATTTTGGGAAGTGTTTTATTCCAAGATTGTGCAAGCTTGGCGGCGCTTTTGCTATCTTCGGCTAATACCTTAGAGGCCTTATCGACATAAAACTGACGCAGAGCGGGTGACTTAATAGACTCAACAAGTTCTCGAATCGCTTTCTCGATAAGCGAAAATCTGTGAGTATCAGATCTGTCAACATTCCTGAGCCAGCAATCTATTTGCCAGTCAAGCCATTGCGGAGCAGACTCAATAATAGCATGAATATCAATTCCATTCCTAATGCAATCATCAGGATCCTTTCCTTCAGGTAATTGAGCAATTGTAATAGTAAGCTCACCCTGACAGGCCAATGGTCCTGCAACCTTTAGGAAATGCTCGATAGCCTTGTTGCCACCACTATCCCCGTCATAGCAAAGAACAAATCTACGGCATTGCCTCATCAGTCTCTTGATTGATTCCCTTGACGGTCCAGCAGTGCCTTGCGTGGCCACGACATTCTTGATCCCATGTTGCCACAGGGAAATAACATCAAAATGCCCCTCTACAAAAACAACATAACCAGCTATTCTAGCTTGCTCTAGAGCTCTGTGCTCATTGAATATCAATGCACCCTTGTCGAAGAGTTGGCTGGACGCTGAATTCTTATATTTCTGGGGTGAACTATCTTCAGAAATACGTCTTCCAGTAAAGCCGACGATCGTACCTCGATGGTCATGAATTGGAACCACGACACGATCAGCAAAGTAGCCACTTGGCGCCCACCCAATCCCAAATTCTCTCGATGTAGATGGCTCGATATCTCTACCGATCAGCCATTGACGAGCCCTGAAGCCTGTTACCTCATTACGCAGGCAAATTCTATACTTCTCGTGATCAGACTTCACAGAGTCAACAAGCTTCTTGCGTTCTGCAGCAAGTCGCAATGATTCTTCTATATCAATATCATCATACTCTATTACGATTGCGTGCTTTTGCGCAATTCTTTCAATAGCCTCAGAAAATGTTAAGCCAAATTTCTGCTGCACATAGGCGATGCCATCGCTGCCACCACCGCAAGCAAAACAGAAGCAAATATTCTTGTCATCATTAACCGTAAGAGACGGATTTGTATCAGAATGCCATGGGCAAATCGTTACAACCTCACGACCAATTCTTTTAAAGGCTATATTTTCAGCTACTAAGATTTCACTGATCGGAACCTGCCTGATCTTCTGTACTGTTGATTCTTTGGTTAGCATAAGCAGTTTCGGCTCCTTCGGATTCTAGCATGGGCCAAAGGCAACCAGGGAGTTCACTGGAGATCGAAAGAGGAACCTCAAGTGTTCTACTGCGGCAAAAGCGGAGGAGACGCCTCTTAATGGGTGCTGGCATCTCTGCAAGACGCTCTTCGGCCTCAAGCTTGAATGCCCCCAGGTTGTCGACCTCATCGATCTCCGGAGCATCACATGGCGTGGCTTGATCTTTGAGCTCTAGAGGCGGGCCGGAGCAGGCAGATTTCGCATCCTGCCATTCCTCAATTGGAATACCAAGAGATTCAGAGATTTCAAGATCAGTAGCACCTTTATTCAATAATTTACGACCTTTTGACCATGTTTCACGCATTCGATGGGTGAGCCTCATCGAATATGTTCTATCTCTAATATAATGAAGAATGCTGCCACGTATATAAGGTACTGCAAGAGATGAAAATTTCATCGATCTACCAGTCCGTTCATTGATTAATTCTGGGTCATATTTTGCTGCCGCTTGGCATAAGCCCTCGAAAGCAGCAGACTCAAGAATTATATACTCAATATTTGTAGATCTATGATATTTCCAGGCAACATTACGAGCCAGATTAATATTTACGGCAGCAAGCTCTTGCTGCTTTTTGCTTAAGCTAAATCTCTTGTCGCGTTTTGACATAGTTACCAAGGATTGTTTTGCTTAATGCCTTCTGGGAGCATTGCTGCACGACCCCAGTGTACCTGAGTAACCTGTGGAGTTGTACGTTGGTTCATATAATTGATGCATTGAGCTAATGCATCGCAAATGTCATCATTTTTAACTGCAGGAAACAAATTAAACTCATTTAGGAATATATCCAACCAAGGTACATACTCCGGAAGGTGTACATTACCCGCTTCGACTACTGGTACAATTCCAGAAAGTCTTGCTACTTTACTTCTGTCGCCAGGCTTGTATCCAATAATACCAGGAATACGAGAATGTAATAATTGGTAGGCAGCATGACCACTTGCTGCAAGTTCGATGATTGTTCCATTGATAGTATATTTGTCATTAAATCGTAGGATCATCGAAATTGTTCCGTTTATATCCATTTTTTCTCGATGCATATCAATAACATAATAAGACGATCCAACTTGGCCTACTATAAGACCAACAACATAGTCTGAATCGCTATTTGCAGTGAACGTACAATCAACGCTCAGCATAATACGATCCATTGCTGGCAACTTATCTGGAGATTCATAATATTTCCACCACTCAGAACTAAACATATTTCCCCCTTCTGGCGCTGGTCTTTGTTGATACAAAGAAGCCCACTCTCTAGGGCCGACAGCCTGGCGAATCCTATTTAGATCGCTAACATCATAACGTTGTGGGCATAAAGCAATACCAGATTCCTCTCTCCAGTCTGGAACAACAGTACAATTTGGAGGGAGAGGTGGTCGAGATCCAAGATCTTCGCTAATAGCAGGAAGATCAATAATCGTCCAATCTTCTCTAAGCTCTTCAGGAGCGTTTGCTTCCATCTCAAGGAGACGACCAGTAAGGTCACTTTCTCCCCACCTTGTTGCTACTACAACAATTGCTCCATGCCCTGGCTCAAGACGTGTATACAGAGAGCCTTGATAAAAGGACCATAGTTTTTCCATGGTTCTTTTGCTATCTGCCTCCTCTCGCCCCTTAACAGTATCATCAGCAATAATTAGACTTGCGGAACGACCAGTAACTGAGCCTCCAATACCAGTTGCCCAACATCCACCACCTCCCTCTGTTCCCCAGGAGTTGACAGATTTATTCAATGGATCAATCAATCCACCTGCTTGCTGGTAGTAATCTCGTGCTTCCCTACTGAATCCTTCAGCAAGTTCAGCGCTATATGAACAGATAGCAACATATCTATCTGGATGTGCCAAAAGATACGCTGCAGGAAGTAATCTTGAAGAAAGCAAACTTTTGCCATGACGAGGAGGGATCGAGACGATTAATCTCTTGCAATCTCCATCAATCACGCGCTGCAGTTGCTTGATTAATTCAGCATGAACTTTATAGAATTTATAGGCAGGCGATACATCCCTGATCATCTTGTGCAAGATTACAACTTTGCCACCTTTCTTTTGCTGCGTCTTTGCAGTTTTTAGTTCGGTAACAAGTTCTGTCTGTCCAGCAAGATGCTGAAGATAGCGACTGCCTACTGTTTTAGCCATTATGCTACTTCAATACATTCTTCAATCATCTTTTCTGCATGATTTTTTAACATTTCCATAAATCTTTCTGGAGTCCAGTCATTAAAGACTGAAGTAATTGGATGATCTGGATCCCAGTTGATTGTAATAGAATCATCCTCTTCCACGACAACCCAAAATGGAAATGCCGGATCGATTCCTTCAGGAAGAACAAAGGGTTCACTCATCGATCTCGAATTCATACGGATCGTCTAAGTCTACCTGCTCGATGCGTACTTTTTCGACTTCTGTGTCGACTACATCAAGAAGCTCATTGATGCCAAGGGCATTGCCCCATGATTCACGAGACTGCTCACTGAGACTAGCGGCAGCACGTAGCAAGCCGCTAATCATATGCATTGGAATCGGTTCGTTCTTCTCTTCAGCCTGAGCAATTCGCTTGCCAAGTACACGCACGAGGTCTTCTGAAACACGAGACATCATCCGTGCCTGTCTTTCCGAAGTCATGCGGAATTCAGCAATCGCCTCTCGATGAGCATTGCGATCAAGCCGATCAGCCTCACGCCATGTCAGAGCCATTTGGTCCTTGTACCACGCTGCCGTGCGGCGTTCCCATTGGAATTTTTCGGACCACTTGGTCAGGGCTGGAACGCCATGACCAGTGATACGAGCAAGTTCCGCAAATGAGCGATTGCCGCTCATCTTTAGATAATGCTGAAAGCAAGCAAACTGTTCAGCATTCTCATGTCGACCAGCATCTCTTACCTTATAGCCTCTTCTAAAGCCATAAATTGGCCCCGGCTCTCCTTCTGGGGGCTTAGCCTCTTTCCATTCCACCTTAAGCTCGATCACCGGGCTGAAGCATCTTATTATTCCTGGAAAGGATTCTCTTTATGTCTCTTTTGAGATTCATCAGGCCACGCTTTGAATCAGAAGGAGAAAGTGGACAGATCAATGTTCCTCCATTTTCGTGCTTAAATACGGCATGGCGTTTGGTTCTAACAAGAACAAACCCATACTGCTTAGCAAGTTCTGCATATTCCTTGGTTGCTTTATTCATACAGGGCACTTTTCCTCAGCAAGAAATGAAGTCACTACATCATCTATCGTTTTATGGTATGACTCAATCGTCGCATTGGTAACAGTAATAGTTGGCAGACCATTAAGATGAATATATGATCTACTATCTCCATCAAATGTTTTGCCATCTCTAAAAATCCTTACAAGAAGTACGTTCTTCCTACCAAATATTTTGATAACAGGAATGGCTTCACATTCAAAGCCGCTATCGCTGCAGACAAACAATCCTTGATCTGGATATTTTTCAATTGCCTTGCGAAGATGGCGTTCAGCAAGCCAACCGAACACCTCAGTGCCAAAGAATGATTTTGCCCAATCTTCACTGAACGAGATCTGAGTATTAACGTAGCTATTGCCAAATAACAATGAAGAATCTAATGTTTTGATCGATTCAAGATATTCTACTTCGTCTTCATGAAGTTCAAAGGCTGCCTTGATTGCTGCCTTGGTAGGACCACTCATCTTAAAATGATAAGCATCAAAAGTTTCTACGCAACGCAAGGCTGCGGTATCCTTGCCAGAATGGCGTGGTCCATTAAAAAGGATCAGTTTTCTTTGAGAACCTTGAGCAAGAGTTGCCATAAAAAAGGGGCACCGCTGCCCCCATTCTACCATACTAGAGCAGATCCGCTACGGAGCAAGACGAGCCTTGTGCAGGCGAGTCTTTTCGTACCATTCAGCGAACTCTGGTGCCCATTCACGGAGGCATGGCAGCATCAGTTCACAAAGTGCTCTGATCTCCTCCTGAGCATCGAGCTTGGCGCGAAGATCGAGGAAGTGAAGAAATGCACGCAGACTGAAGCTAACGACAAAGTGCTGACGGTAGTCAAAGGGAAGAATGCCACGGGCATGTTCTTCCGCAAAGCCATCATTAATCAACTCTGCGTAGCGATTAGCAGCCTCGGCACAAAGAATAAGATCTTTGTTGCGTTGATGTTCAGTATAGAGATACTTCTTTCCCTTGCGGTCGCTATAACTACCTACAGGACGCAGATAGAAGACTTCCTCAAGGTCGAGCCCACCGGTCGCTGCCCTGCAGATACGATCTCCTGTGTAGCGCATCGACTGCACATCGAAGCTAACACCCACACGATGGGTGCGGGCTTGCTGCATCACCGAATGGGGAAACCAGCCCACGTTGAGCACGATCTGGGCGTGCTCCAGCGGGCCGTAGTGGCCGCGCTCGCCCGCCAGGAGGCGTTTAACGCAGACCTCGCCCGCCCGTTTCTCATCAGGCCATTCATGGACCTGATCAGCCACAAAGCCCTCGCTGTAGTCCTGGTGCATGGCGGCATAAACACACCGCTGTGGATTTGGAGTAGCAGCAATTGCCACAACTTTGAAACGCGAATCAATCAATGTCATTTGGCTTGGTCGATGAGGTAAGCAATCAGAAGAAACAGGCCAGCCACGACAAGGATAGCCAGAAGGATCGCAATTGGAATCCAGAACGGCGACAGAACCCAAAGCCAAGGCCAGTTGATGTGACCAGTCAGCTTCAGGCCAACAAAAAGAACACCGAGAAGGCCGGTAGTAGAAATTGACGACACGGATGTCGAAGTAGTACGAGAAGAATTGCTCATTTCAGATAGAGAATGCGTCTTCGAGTGCATCAGACTTTTCAGTCTCTACCATATTACCACGGTCCAAGGGAGACCGGTACCAGGGCGGCAGGAACAGCTTCTGACTCGTCACCTCCGGTGCCTTCCACTCATTATTTTTGAGGCAACTTGCCAGGCTTTTTCTTGCGGCATGCGTTTGCCGAAGTCCTTCCGCAAGCATTTCTGAAGAAATCTCAAAGATACCCATGGAATACGGTGGAGTCCGTTCGACACCGATGAAGACAAAAGATGTAGGAACTTGGTAAACAGCTTCTACTCCTTCTACATACCACGCAGACTGAAACAGGTAATTCATCGAACTGATTACCTTTTTAAGAAAATCAGACTCTTCAACGCTATCAGTTGTTTTAAGATCAAGAATGATTGCAGAATCTTTATTCAGTACAAGCCTATCAAGCCTGCATTTGCAATCGATGCCATCCGCTTCCCAGTACAGGCTAACTTCATTGTACTTTCTATATTCCTCTTGAGATGGATTAAACCAGTCAAGAGTGCGCAATGATTCAGCCATTCCATGGACTGCATCCCAAGATGCATACTGATCTGTTTTTGACAATGGTGTCTTCTTGCTATTTTCTTCCTTCCATTCTTTTCCAGCCTTCGTCGTCATCGACAAGCCTTCTGGTTTCAGCACATAATCATTATCAAATTGCTCTTGCCCTTCGAGAACAAGGCAATGCAGCGCGGATCCGATCTGCATTGAGATCGTCGGAGCAAATCTGCGGCTCTTCGCTGCGAGGTAGTGGGCGGGGGACCGCAGGATATGTTTTACATGAGACTGTGCATGGGCCGGATCCTTCCTGTAAGCCGGATCGGCTTGCATGTAGCTGACTGCTGATGATGACATTTACTGAGTGCGCTTGCCTTACAGTTTAGCACATTCAGAGCTTTGCGATGTGGATTAACCACCTAGAGTCGGCTTTCGGGGCCTTTTCCCAATCGACGATCAACAGTGGTATGACAGACAGTCGATCGTCTTGCCAAAGGATTCCAGGCTTGTCTTTCGCTGGTCCTGCAGCATCCATCAAGAATCCAGCAACATTATCAGCATCCCCTCTTCCTTCTCCGTAGATCTTAATATAAAGTGCAATCGGACCAATGAGTGACTCCATTTCCCATTGAGCCTTGACCTGACGCTGCATTTCGGCTTGTGCTAAGCGATAAGCTGCGGGCATATAAGCGTGTCCACTTTTCGTAAGCCTTGGACGCGCCTTTGAATGCAAAGGCATTCTAATGTCAAGAACGTAATCAGGAGAATCGATCACCCTCCTGATATTCTCCAACGTAGCAGTCATCAACAGAAACCGGCTTGCTCCTCTTAATGCTACGCGGGTAAGTAGGTTCTATATCAGTTCCATCCCACATTTCAGCATTTGTTGAAATATTTTCTTCGGGAAGAGATGCGACTTGTTGCTTTGTCATTTCACACAAAAGATGTTGAGGCATTCTAGCTCCAAGAGCAGTAACCCATGAGATAACTTTTGGAATATGATTTGCTGTAAGAACCCAAAGGTCTTGTTCTTCATTATATCTTACAAGTCCTTCTGAAACAAATTCACCAAGAACCTCATCTACAAGTTTTTCAACTCTGGTTCCTTCGCAGTAATCATTATCGAGTGGATCCCATCCACCAACCTTGAGATCATCACTGCAGCAATGAGGAGTAAGCGATGCCCATACTTCATGCGGTTTAACAGCACCGCGATGTAGCAATATGGCAACAACAAATGGCCTTACGTGTGCTGTAGTCAACATTGGAAGATCTTCGATGAAAGCGCCAACGCTTCCAGGAGGGAGATCTAACAGTTCTATTGTATTCAAAGCAGCAACGTAGCAAGTGGTACGATGATAGAAGCGGCGCCTATTAAAGCGCCGCATATCTTTGCCGCAAACTGTTTCAGTTCGCTGTTATCGTTCAATCGTTGTTAGGGCAACTGAGTTCGATATCAGCCTTAGAAACACGAGAGCAACGAGCCACGGCTTTGATAGTCGTGGGAATATCATTCCGATCAAATGTCAGTTTGATATTCAGCGAAAAGACACCTTCGTTTGCACTTGCTTCTGCAGCCTTGAAATTCCTTCCAAGGACATAAGCAATTGCTTGAAGCGCGGTTTCTTTTTCTGCTTCCCGATCAATGTTATCACTTTGATCAGGATCTGCAAATGCGTCAAGGATCGACTGTGGGTCGATCGTATCAGTGAGTTCGATCTGAGGAGTCATGGTTATTCTTGGAAGAGGGAAGCCCCGCCGAAGCGGGGCGTTCTGTCCATTCTATCAGAACGGGATCTCTTCGGAGCTGGAGCCACCAGCATCACGGCGAGGTTCCAGGGTCGTGATCCGAGCGTTTTTGACGGTCAGATACACTTTATCCTGGTACTGGCGCTGAACGAGTTGGCCATGGATGCCAACCCGATCACCACGTTGCAGGCGATCACTGCAAATGGCCGCAGCCTTGCCATTCACCTCAACGTTGTAGAACTGACCAAAGCGGTCCTCACCTTCCTTGACGTAGAAATACTCGTTGTCAACAGCAGAGAAGGAGGCAATAGAATTGCCGTTGTCGAAAGTTTTCAGAGTAACGGGGGCAGTGCCTTCCTTGCAGACGACCTTACCAACAATAGAAATCGAAGCCATCGGTACCCAAAAGGGTTTGTGTGCAATCACATTATACCAGTTCCTGGAGCTCTTTGCTCTCCCTGGCGAGCCTGAGGGCTGCGTCTTTTTCGCGTCTCACCCGTTGAACATTGAGATTGAGCATGCTGGCGATTTCTGGGCACGTATTTTTGTGGACAAAAAATGAAAACAGGATTTCCTTGCCAAGCGGACTGATACCAGCCCTGTCAAGCGCAAAATGGATCTCTTCATGCAGACAGGCATTATCAGCATCACGAGGACCATCAGGAATACTGTTGATCATTTCATTGCCATATTGGTTCTTAGCATTAAGGGATGAATATGACAAGGCAGAACTTGCCTCTTTGAGAACAGGAATCAAAATCTTATCATCATAATTTTCACCAGTCTTTTTATTTTTGACATATCCATTTCTTACGTAGAAGATGATCTTTCTTGAAACAGATTCACTAACAGAAACAACACTTCTATTTTTGATATTATAACGACCTACCTTACTGCGAATCCAATAATTTGCATATGTAGAAAATGTATATCCTTTAGTAGGATCATAAAGTTCGGCAGCACGAATTAATCCAGTAGCACCAACCTGCAGGTAATCAACAGTCTCTGGATCTCCCCACTTTATATGAGGTGTTGTATTAAGAAAGTTTTTAACGAATCTAATGACAAGCCTAAGATTATGGCTAACAAGTTTATTGATAAGCTTTTTACGTTTTAGGCTATCCTCTGGAAGTGATTGAATTTCTCGTGTAATCAAAAGCACTTCATCCTGAGAAAGGACTGCAAATCTTCCAGCATTATTAAGCCACGTAGTAACGTCACTTGTTGCACTGTCATTAATCATTGCTTTGGATAGTCCTCGATGATGGTTCCATTAAAAAATGTTGCGAATGCGGCAGTAGCAGCGCTAAGCATGTCTAAATGGCCCACTACCTCATCGAGTGGGCCAAGTTGGGGATACGCTCCCTTTACCACTGCTCGCCGCTGTTCTTTGGGGCGGATGCCTCATTGAACTTAGTTACCCAATCCTGATCCTTTTCCTTCAGGCGATCAATGCCACCAGCATAGTTCCCATTGAGCTTAGCTGCCAGCGCTTCCGCTGCATGAGTAGTCAGACCTTTTTCAATAGCAGCCTCAAGAAATTTCTCTTTCGTGACTGTTTGCGCAGAAGGTGCTGTTGCTGCGGCAGCAGCAGGAGCGGCAGTAGCTACAGAGGCAGGTTGTTCATCCGCATAGCCGCTTTCCAGTGGAAGCTTTGCCCAGAGCTCATAGGCCAGACCAAATGTCATGGCAGCGGCAAGGCAGGCACCACGACGATGCGTATCAGTGACATCGCGGGCACTGATGTTGTCGTAGATAATCGCTTTGTTTCTGTTGTCCATCACTGCCTGAGGAACCTCTGGCGTGACGGTTCCATCAACGTGACGGAAACGCAGCAGAAGGTAGCCGCCATTGCCGGGAGCACGATGCACCAGGCCACCCTCAGCATTGAAGACAGACTCGATGCACCAACCAGGGGCGTACTCACGCAGAAGCTTGAGGGTGCGGCTCCAGTTGATGTATTCAGCGGAGTAGCTGCCACTGCCGATCTTTTCGATCAGGTTCTTAGTGGCAACGCCAGCGAGATTTGGGAGTTCTTGAGGCATTGAACTTTTAGTTGCTGATGGACTTTACAGGATCGGTCACTACCTGTCAAGCAGTGGACCGGATCGCTTGAGGGTGTCAGACCGCTGCTGCCAGCGCTTGACCTTACGGGAGACACGTTCGCGCTTCCGCTCGATTTTGTCAAGCTCCGACCTGTGCAGGGCCTTGTAGTGGGAGACCCAGGCCTTGGTGTCGGCGGTCGTGTAGCCAAGCAATTTGGCGAACTCGACTGCCCACGACAGGCTTTTCAGCCCCTCGGCGACCGGTTGGGCCAGGCTTTCGCCGATCTCCTGGTAGCCGCTTGGCTCGTCTTGGTTTGCCATTTGCCTCCCCCCCCCCAACGAAAACGATACCAACCCCCTCTGAGTTTTCAATCTTAGTTTTGGATTTGAGTAAGAGGAGAAGAGTGAACAGCCTAAGAAGAATATCTATCTAGTCTATACATCTTAGTATGGTGTCGCATTTTGCGCACCCCATTGCCACATTTTGCGCACCTGCACTGCCACATTTTGCGCACCCTGGCTGCCACATTTTGCAGCACTGTTACTGCCACATTTTGCAGCATTGTCGGTTTTTGCGCACCCCCCAGCCTGTCGGTTTTTGCGCACCCGGTTGCGCTGTCGCATTTTTCGCGCTAAGCTGCCGTTGCCATGCTCCAGACCGCCAAGGGCCAAATGCCATTTATTGTTTCAAAGGAGAGCGATTGGAACGTCAATTCCTTCGTCAAGGTTCCTTTTCAACTGATTATCTGTGACGAACTGCATTCAAATTCAAAACTTTTGTTGATGCTATTGATCAATCAGATAGGTTTTAAGCCTGTAAGCAATAGTGTCATGGATCGCTGCTTGAATATTCATAGATCCACGAGAACTAGATGTCTAGTTGAATTGAGAGAGCTTGGTTTTATTAAGGGCAATGATACACAAATTGTTGTTTGTGATCCCATGCCGATATTGTTGAATCTCAAGAAGAAGAGGAAATGGCTTGAATCACAAATCGAAGAAATTGCTGGTACTAATGAAGTAGTAAAACAGGCTACGCTTCAAGCAGAGGAAAAGCCAAAGCCAAGGGATTACCTGCAGGAAGCTACTGATGCATGGAACCGTTATCGTCCTAAAGATTATAGAAAGATTAGACGTATTAGCAGTCAACTCGTAAAAGCTATTGATCTTCATATGAAAGACTTGAGTGTAAAATCTCATGACTATGAAGAGTTCTTTTCTGTTCTGAAGACTGGTGTAGAGCGTTCTGATTTCTGGTCCAAAACAAATTCAAATAAGACACTTCAATCTATTACTGGTATCGGCGCACCAACAGATAAAAAGAAGGCAAATGTTTATGCATTGTTTAATGATGGCATAGAAGCACCATCCAGTAGTGTTGAGGAAGATGAAAGGTCTGATACTACTGTTTATCCTGCCGCATATCGAAACATTATTGATGAATACGATGCTGCTCAAACATTGTATAGTCAGGCATATAGAGAACGTAGCGTAACAGACGACCATCGTTTGTATGTCATTAGAACAGAGAAAGCTATCGTAGATATTGGTCTCAATCCAGCAAAGTTTAGATTTAAGTTTGGCATTAAGGATTGGCCAACAGAAACACCCGAACCCGCATCTTCAAGGATTGTAAACTGGAGCTATGATGATGAAAATGGACATGCATTCTGATCTTCCGTTTTACATTAAGAAGGCCGTAGACATTGGTCTTCTTGACGTCAAGGATGGTCAGGTCATCTCTTGCAATAATGAGATTGCTAATGATGCCATCCAGGTTGCGAGGATTGTTGATAAGCTCCAGCCAACAAGTATCCAAGAGCGCGAAGATACTACACCGCAAGAAGCAATTGTACTTAGCAAAGTACTTGCTTCTCCTTCTGGTCTTGCCAGGGAAAGGTGGGCTGAGCTCAGGAGTGCATTTGGTGTTGGCAATGGTCAAACTGTTCCTTCTTCCCTGTGGTCAGATATTAGATTTAAGGCAATTGCAAGCGAAATCGATCTGACATTTATTGGTCAGGCAAATAATCAATTGATCTCAAGAGATTCTCTTGTTGCTAACTACAGCATGAGAACTGATGCTTCACGTATTATTACAGTTATTGATTTCAATCAAGTTATCTTTGAACTTTCCGATCCGCTCCTCATGGAGCAATACGGAGAGTCCCAGTCAGAATGGGCAACTGCACTTGATGTTCTTAAGCAGTTTAGGGTAAGATCACTTTATCTCGAAACACTGCATGTAGCAAAGCAAAATATTAAAGCAGACGCAAAGCTTGAAGAAGCATTAGAGTTTCTTCAGAAGCGTGCGATGGAAGGTGTCGCAATGATTCGCGGCACTATTGGCTCACAAGGCCATGCTGTAAATGCTATTGATTCTATCATTGGTAATCTTGGTAGTCAAAGAGCAAACTGGGTCGACAGGCTTAACGAAGATGGGCATGTTGAGAAACCTGTATCTACCTCGTTTCCAGCAATCGATCTTGATATTGGTGGTGGTGTTTCGAGGCCAAAGATCAATGCACCAGTAGGTGGACGCGTATTTACATTTGCTGCTAGAACATCGGTCGGCAAATCAGCATGCGCAGTTCATATGGCAACATCGCTTGTTTCTGGTGGGCTGACTGTTGGATTCATTTCTGCTGAGCTTGATTCGGTAGCTATTGAGGCCAGGCTTTTTGCTTCGCTTAGTAGAAAGCTTTTTGGTAGACAGGGTTATCACTGGACAGCAACCGAAAGTGGGCTTGGTTACATTACAGTAACAGAACTGCAGAACCCAAACAAAGAACATAGATCAGGCATTGCAAGTCTTCTTGGTCTTCTTGCTGGTGCTATTCAGGATTCAAAGGGAAAGCTTTTGATCGAAGCTCCATGGGGTGCATGTGTTGACGCTGTTATCAACTCGATGCGCTCCATGAAGGCACGCAATCCAGAGCTTAGGGCAGTCTTTCTTGATCACTTCCATAGCTTGACAAGGCATAAGAGTGCTCCTATCGGAGAAGCATCAATGCTTGAAGAACGTGCCTATAAGTTGATGGGTGCAGCGAAGGAGCTTGGCATTGACCTGTTTGTCATGGCTCAAATGAACCAAGTTAGCATCAAGACGGAGGCTGCTGCTGCCGCTAGAAACGAGCCATCTCCTGCTCCACAACAGGACCAGATTCGTGGTACTGATGCGCTTGCCCACGTCTCCCATGCTGTATGGCTTGTGCGTCGCCAACGGCAAGCGGTCGGTGAACCGTCCTCACAGAAAATTGAAGTTTGGCACTCTAAAGCACGGGAGGGACAGGTATTCTGGGAGTCGTCTGGATTCGATGATCAGCTCACCATGATCAATGGAGGACAGGTCGAAAAGTCAATTATTCAAATTGAGTATTCTACTTGCACCTTAAAAGCTGATGATACAATGCAACATCCACTTGTGCTTAAAAGTCGTAAGTACGAACCGTGAAGAACTTTACTTTTAAAACGATCGCTAGCATTATTGGATCGATTATTACCATGAATTTATTCATAGGTAATTCAATTACATCTATAGTTGCTTGGACCTTCAATTCATTGAACTCGGTCGTTAGATTCTGTGGCGAAAAAATTCTTGTTGCTATTGATGAAGATAGATATACTCATGCCAATCTTACATCAAGTCAATCGACCGAACTGGCTGAGTTGAATTTATTGGTGGCAGCGAATAAAGTAAAAGAAGATGCTATCAGTGGTAAGGCTTGGACAATTGGTCATACAATTGCTATGAATAAAATTGGTAATGCATTATATATATCTTGCAAGTGGGAACCAGCAAGAATTCATAAGTATTTTAAGGAGTTAATCGAAAGCATCCCCGGAATGGTTTACATGGCCGGAGATGACTTTGATGATAAAAGCGCGGTTTAATTAGTTTGACTATTTATATAGTTTACGATGCCTTCATGTCTAATAAACATGCCAACTGATGGACCAAATTCATAGATCGGTCTAACATAGTACATAACTTCTCCAGTTTTTTTGTCAATATGTTGAGTAGGTGGAATAGCTACACCAGTAGAAAGTAGCCTTCTGCCATCAAACATATATCCAGGAAGGATGTCTAGGATTGCTTGTTTCATTTTTCGATAATCCACAGCCAGCCATCAGACTTCGATGAAATAAGCCAACGTTTCATTAGGTTTTTTCGAGTATATCGCTGGTTCTTTCCATCGGTGGGACCAGTCTTGATATATCCGCCATTGATCAGGTCAAGCTCTCCAAACGGATCGTGGCAATAGAAAAATTCCTTATCATGTCCGATTAGGACAATCCAATGGCCGCCACCGCTTGGTCGATCAATAGAACCTTTGTGAAGAATTCCAATCGGAACAGCAATTCCTTTGTCGAGCAGATCGCACAATAGTTGCTCGTTTCCATTCTGGCGGAACTGATGCTTCAATCCAAGATAGTCAAGAGCTTTTTGATGTGCAGTTTGTGATACAGTATCACCAAATCTGCTTACAATAGAAAAGTAACTATCGTCATCACCAATAATACTTGGATCAATTTGTTCAATGCGCATTGCAATCGAACTAGATTGGCACATCCGTTCACCATGCCCAGTCTTACTATCTCTTTGGTAGAAATATGGAACGTTTAGCGGAAACTTGGGTTTAGCAACAGGCTTTTCTTCTGCAGTAATAGATCGCCAGGTTTTAGTGAATTGCTCATGCTGTTCTTTCGTCAGCGAATCATTCAAGTCACGCAATGCTGCAACCTGATGCTTTAGTCCCTTAAAGTTAGAAGGAACATCAACTAGGTCGACATAGTTAGAAGCAGTCATGGGTTGTTGCTGATTATCATATTGAGCCATTACGCGAATCAACTTATCCGCATATTCAGGATCAGTAGCATAGCCTTCCGATTGAAGCATTTTAGCAGCATCTTTTGCAGTTTTAGCATTATTAACTCCTTTATATCCTTTCCAGTCTTTATACCATCTTTCAACCAAATATTCGATACATTCTTGTGGTGTATTAAAGTCAATGAATGCATCTTTTATGTTAATAGGAATACCGTTTACATATTCGGTTGTTTGCTTAATACTACCATCTCCCTTAAGGCCAAAGAAATTATTCTTTCCTGAAGTTGCAGTCCCTTGGGCGCTTTCAAGATGCCATTGTGCTACAACAAGTTCTGGCCATTTTGCACCAGCATTAATCGCTATTGTTCTTATAGCGTCCGATGATCTTGACATAAAAATAAAACAACCTGCTTATTTTTCCAACCTATAATGATGAGGTGTTTGTTCTAAAATTTGTGGCAATGCATCAGGCGGTGGTGAGGTGCTTTTAGCAACAGACCAAGTAACAACTACAGCTAATATAGGAATTGCAAAATCTTTGCCAAGTACTGCTAACGCAGACATCGCACCATTTTGGGATGATCTTTTATTTTCAAGTTCTGTTTGCCTTTTTTCTAGTGCATCAATGCGACTATGGACATCTTTGATAGCAAGTTGAAACGTAGAGACGCTTGCCATCATCGTCTCCATTAATCCTTCAAGTTTTCCTAGCTTATGATATAGGTCTACGTGTGAAACAGATTGATCATTTGAATCCATCTCATGACTCCACGTCCGATTGTTGACGTGTCTTCCGACTGGTTAGTTTCTGAACGATGCCACCAGCAGCGCTGACTGGAGAGTCAGCAAGCCAGGCAAGCAGTGTTGCAGGAATGGTCGTAGCAGCGCCACGTAGCTCTGCCCTTTGTGAATCACATTCCCCAGGCCTTCTTGCTTCACATGCCGCGAGGTCGGCGATTACAACCGTTCCCCATACAGCATAGCAAGCAATAACTGAGCGAATGATTAAATTCGCAAATTGGACAGGCGTGCCCATTGCTCGCTCCGATGCTCTTTTAGGTTTCCTAGATGAACTAGCGTTTGCTGCGCTTAGTACCTTTTCCAGGAGCGAGCCTGCCATTGTTGCCATGGCCATTACGGGCACGATTTTTGGATGGATTTTCTAGCTTGAAACCACCATCGGCAGTATGGCTTACATCCGGTCCACCCCTACCCATAATTCCACGCGCTCTGCGCTCTCGTGCTAATTCAGCACGATATTTTTTGCGATCAGAACGAGCGTTACGCTTTTTATCGTAGGCAAGTTTTTTCTTGTAAGACTCTGGATGGCTGGCGTAAAAATCTGCCGTTGATCTTTTTCGTTTAGATTCAGCCATCAGACAAGAATCGACCTGTCTTAGTATTCCACGTCAACGCTTTGTGCCTTTCTTTTTAGGCTTTGGCTTGTTACCTTGTGAAGTTTGAATAGCAATAATTCTTGGTAGTGCCATGATCAAAGAGGAGATCCGTCTTGATTAAACTGTCCTGGTTCGTAACCGGGCTCGCCAAGGCTGCCGTCAGATACAGGATCAGTAATCTGACGCCTTGAAACGATAGGATGCGTGGCAATAATGTCAGCATCCATGTTTCTTCCATCAGGAAGAATCCTTGGTCCAACTAGATACTGAACTTCGTTCACTTCAGTGCGCTGCAAGCTTCGACAAGTTCTGCCTTGAGGGCATTATTAGGGAGGTCGATACCGCGATCCAAGGCGTACTTAAGTAGTTCAGCCCTGGTAAAGCTATTAAAGTCAGGCTTTTCATCCACAACGATCTCGGAAACCGTAATAGTCTCAGGAGCAGGCTCAGGAGCAGGAGTGGGCTCAACGGTTACTTCTGCCTGTTCAACCGGCTTTGCAGGGGGTGCTGCAGGCGCCTCTTGTACGGGCTTGACGCGCTTTTCTTCCTTGCGTTTTTCCTTCCAGCCAAGGGCTTTCAGGTCACGAGCTTCCGCACTGTAATATGCAAGGCGACTCTTGCCGTCCTTGACAAACTCACTAGGAAAGTTACGGAGATACATCGAATGTTCTGCTCTGCTAGATAGTATTCCGGTTAGATTTACGGATTGTTGCCTCGTGTTCGTTTGGGACGATCGGCAGGGGGAATCTTCGTGGGTTCTGTTGGCAGCCCTGGTTCGACAGGAATTTCAAGGCCATAATAGGCATAGGCCTGCTCCTTGGTATCAAACCAGCTCCACCCATTTACAGGATACTGGTACTCCGTCTTCTGCTCAGCTAGAAGGGAGATGTTATCAGGCATGTAAACAGCATTTGGAGCAAATAACAGAGTCGTTGCTTCTTCCTCGCGTTTATAAAAACCTGCGGCAATGATTTCAGTCATAAAACAACATTAACTAATGGTAGGTTGCCAACACATAGATTAGTAGCTAACAGCCCAACCCTTATCTGTTGCAATTGCAATATCTGCTTCTGTTAGTTCTAGTGCTCCGTAATTTCCGCTTACATTAATATAAGAAGAAGCAGTGCCAAGGTCGTTAAATATATCAACAATTGCATTGCGACTAAGCAAAAGATTGCTGAGATCTATCTCTACTGTTAGTCCAGGAATACTTATTGATTGAAGGCGCCTAAGGGTGTAACCCCCTCCATTAAACATGTAAGCACAATCAGCTACATTTGACATGTCCGATAGTTCAACTTTTGATAAACTCCAGCAGCTAGTAAATATTCCTGCCATGCTCTCCGCAGAAGATGTATTGGTTAATGTTATAGATTGAAGTGAATCGCAATTAGAAAACATGTTATTCATATTTATTGCAGAAGATGTATCTAGTCCTGTAATTGATTTAAGGGAGCGACAGTATTGAAATGTTCCAGTCATGTTTGTTGCCAGTGGCGTACTACCAAGTGATACGGATTTAAGACTACTGTTGGATAAAAACATTTGTGTCATGTTTGTTACAGAGGACATGTTGCCAATTGTTACAGATTCAAGAGAATAAAGGTCCTTAAACATATTTGATGCATTAGTCACTGATGACATATCATTTATTGATACAGAAATAACACCATAAACATTACCAAACATATTTGTTGTATCTATAACTGATGACATATCATTAATAGATATAAAGTTATAATTATAGCCAGTTAACATTTGCGACACATCTGTAACTGATGACATATCATTTATGGATAAAGAGCGAATAGAATAACTGTGAAACATAAGTGTTGCATCGGTTACGGATGACATATTGTCTATTGTTATGTATTTGAGCGCATCTATGTGAAATACATTGTATACATTAGTGACCGATGACATATCTCCTATAGATACAGATTCAAGAGCATTACAGTCATTGAATGCACTGCTTATGTCAGTAACTGATGACATATTTTCTATCGAGAAAGATGTAAGCGCATTGCAGTCTTCAAGCAAGGCATCGAGACTGGTTAGAGAAGACGCATTGCCGATAGATAATGAGTCAAGAGCGTCTGAAGAGTAAGGAAGCATGGTGCTTACATCAGTTACTAATGACATATCCTGTATCGACAAAGTTTTTAATGCAACGCAATCATAAAAAGTATATTCGGGATTTGTAACCAGGCCAAGAGTTGGTATAGAAACTGACTTTAAGCGATAACAGTATGAAAATGTCTCGTAAACATTGTCTAGCAATGGTGTACTAGGAAATGCTATGCGCTCAAGTGAAGGGCAGTCGTAAAATGCATATTCTGCAGTAGTTAATAATGGTGCCGTAGCAAGTGATACGGTTTTTAATGAATAACAGCCTTCAAAACATGAAGTTATATTAACAACATTGTCCCAGTTTTCTATAATTATACTACCTAAATTGTACAGATAGCTAAAGCAATTGCCGAAGTTATATTGTCCACCTGAGTGGATAATATTTATGCTTTCTAGGCATGAATTCCACTGTGAAAATACTAAGGGAGCTCCGGTTTCCGTATTATCTGCATTTGGCATTGATAGTTTAATATCTAGCCACGATGTTTGACTATAGTAAGCCAGTTCAGAATGCCTTACACTTAGATCCATCGTATTCAGATCTTGTCCCGTCTGTGGTGTGACGATAACAAGTGCCTGCCTGTATCCTTCTGTTGTTAGGGTACTAGCAGGAATATCTGTCCAGTCGTAGGCATGTTCTGCTGTTTCTCCAGAACTGAAATTTTGTGTGGTTCCGTCTCCCCAGTTGACAGTATAATCTCCTTCAAATTTTACTGCTGCTAGATTTAGTGGTTGATTGTAGATAGCAAATAGTCCAGCAAACTTTTGCTCTGTTGATTCAATAGTTGGCATCTCTAGCCAATCAGTTGGCCTGATCCAACTAGCATATTGCTCAGTACTGCTTTTGTTGCCAATTAGGCCATGTGCTTGCAGGTCGTTATTCATGGCCTAATTAGTTAAACATTAAATTCTGGCATTAATAGATTACCTAGACTTGAAATATCAGTGCCAAGGTCAATTAACCGTTCTTTTCAGTTTTTTCTTTAAACTCTTCAAAGAACGGTTAGCCTGTAGTAATAACAGTACCTGCTTCTACTTCATTAAAAATGAATACATTTTTGATCGTTAGATGGATCAATCAAGAATTTGACGAATAAGTTCTCCATCTCCATCATACTCTAAATTATAGACAATTGTACTGATAATAGTTTGACCGTCTTCTGCAAAATAACGAACTGTACGAGTCGTATAAGATGGGGAAGTGCCGCCAGTTAGGGTGCTAGTCTTGAAGATAGTTGCACTATAGCGACGCTTATATGTAATCACGGTAAAAATGTTATTGGCATCCTTTTCGGATCTAACAAGTTCATATTCATCAGACGGAACATCATTTCTGTATGCCAAGTCATTCCAGTCAGTGCGACCATCTCCCCATTTTAATCTACCGGTGTCACTTTCAATACCAAGTTGTCCAGACAGTAATACTGGATTGGCCTCTGACCAGTTTTTATGCGAATCAATAAATTGACCAGTAGCCTTGCCATCCAGGAAGCCGCTTTTTCTTGTTGAACGCGATCCAAATCCAGACATGCTACTAAGACTAATCTAGATTAGTTTTCCGATATTTATTAAACCATTAATAGACATGGGTACTAAGCGACTATAGTCCATCCCTTTTCAGTTGCAATATCATAATCTGCAGAGATTAAATCTGCAACACCATAGTTATTTGAAATATTTATGGTTTGTCCAGAAACTGTTCCAAGTCCATTAAAGATGTCTACGATTGCTTGGCGACCGAGGAGGCAGTCTGCATAACTAATATCAGTCGCTGTTCCAGGCATAGTTGCTTCTTGTAGGGCATAGCAACCGGGGAACATATAACTCATACTCGTCACTGAAGAAGTATCAGGAAGAGATACTGAAGTGAGTGAAGTACAATATCCAAACATACTACTCATATCTGTCACTGAAGAAGTATCAGAAAGTGATACTGAAGTGAGGGCATAGCAATTG